CAAACATACTCCACAGGTCATTGCGGTTCTGGTTATTCTGTTGAGTATTCTGGAATGCCAATCCACCTTGCTGATTCAAAGCACCACCAAGAGCATCTGTGAGTCTTCCAGAAGCATCGTAACCTCGATTAGCAACACCTTGCTCACCTTCCAGACCTGTCCTATAAGCGCCAAGAATGTTCTGTAGAAATTGCTGCATGTCGCCGGATAATAACTTCTGAACCCCTTGACCTTGATTCATTTGATCTAACGGAGTTCCAGCAATACCACCCATAGCGGCTGTATTGCCAAGCGTCTTAGTTAACTCATCCTTCTGGAATTGATAGCCTTCTGAGGGCTTATATCCTTCCATGAGCTTATTGATGAATCCAGTAGGGTCGTCCATGAGGTGTTCATATTGACCTTGAGTTCTACCACCAGCTTCTAATCCAGATTTAATATAAGGATCGTAACCTTGATGAGCCACGCCTGGAATCTGTTTCAAGTACTGATTAGCCGAGTCCATAGGATTATTCTTATGGCCACCGCCGAAAATGCTATCTAATATGCCCATGTCGTATCCTTACGGGTAAGCCGATTTAGTTAACTTATATAGTGCGCTTGTCCCAGTTCCAGTGCCGTCATCAAGCTTAACTACAATCTCATTATAGGTTGGGTTAATTGCCGGACTAGCTACATGCCAAATCGTACCATTAGGTAACTGCTGGTCAGCCGGAAGAGCAATTATCGCTGCCAATTCAGCCTGAGTCACAGTTGGTAATGTCCAGCCGTTATCGGAAAGTCCATTTCGCAATACGTTGTTCAATTCATCATTATACATCTGCATCTGACTGGTAAGGTAACCTTTGTCGTCTACAAATTGTACTGATTGGAAGGTAGGTATAATCATTGTCTAACCTCAATCATCCCATTGGCAATGGCTACCGACCCAAATCCCCACCACCTCATCTGTATGGTGAACTGATTAGCCTCACCAAGCTGACTAAATCGAGGTTGATTCTTATAATGTCCTGTGCCATGCATATAGTACGGAACCGCATTACTATAAGTTTCACCACCGTTCTTCGAGAAGCTAACATCTATTCTGGGTCTGTATACTTGACAACTTCCACCCTCAATCAGGAGTGGTAGGTCATCCTCTGAATATATAATTTCACTACTTGATTCACCCAAAATGTATCCTTCGCATTCGAAGGTAAAATCTACATCAGGCTCTATACCATTCTCTACTGTGAAGCTAAATTGGCCTACGATAAATCGGTCGCTACCCGGAAGGCGATAAGTGTCACATTTTCTAACTCTAGGGATTTCATAGTCATTCTGATTGCCTGTTGAGATAGAAGTTAAATCTGTACTAAATCTCATCAGACTCCCCTGCTTCAGGCTGACGAAATAAATTTCATTGTTAAAGTAGGCCATTTGGCGAGCAGGGTGGTATGTAAAGTCCCAATCTGTGATATCAAAGAACTTCTGAGTCGTGAAGTCGTACATGATGGAAAAATTATCCAGCTCATGGAAAAATGTAAGAATGTAAAATACGTGACCATCTTGCCGATAGAACATTGCTGTAGAATCTTCAGGATGCTGGACTCTACTTAAGAGATAATCGATGCCATCAGTAGAAAGTCTCTGGGCTTGACCCCCTGTCATTACCATTATTGCAGGTGAGGATTTCTCATTAATTCCAAGCCACACTACCATGTCTTCAGATGCTGCAATGCTCGATACTGAGGCGACCCCGTAGTCAATATTAATAGATGATTGACGTTGGTAGATTTGGATGCCTGTCACACTTGTCCATATTTCAGCTACCGTTGAACCTAGGACTAAAATGTTATTACCGCGACTGGGAATTCTAATGACCGCACGTGCGAAGTCTGGTTTAGTCTGGAGAGTCAATGTCTGAACCCAAATCAGTTTCAAAGGGTCAGTAGCAGGGGCAACAAATCCACTTCGATATACAAACCACTGTGACCCGGAGTTGGTGTTATCGCCATTACCGAATATGAAATATGTATTGTGGTAGGTGACATAATTGGGAGTAAATACAGTTCCACCACCAGTGTTATCGAAGACTATTGCACCAATGGTTTCAGTCGTGTAGTTGTAGATGTAAGCAGTAGGGGAGCCGTCCACAATTGCTATCTGGGAGCTTAGATTCTCATCCATGAAGACTTCACCACTTGAGCCTCCGATGCTGAACAATGGTGTAAATCCTAGATTTGGATCTATACGATATACATTGGAACCAAGAACGGCTATAAGGAAATTTCCTCTGGTAGAGTGAAATAATCCGCGACCCTCTACGCCTTGACCTAGAATTTCAACTGCTTTCTCATAGCCCGCGAAGTTAATTAACCATTCGTCTGAGATGAAGAGGTTCCATGTGCGCTCATCGGAGATAATTGGGTGGCGGCCAAATATGCTGCTTCCGACTATCTTGACGGGGACTTGGGTGCCTCTTGGTGTACTTATCATGATATCCAACCATGCGAAAGATTTACCACGCCATAATTGATCCCTCCACGCTTCTGCAAGCTCGAAAGCTTAATCAGTCGTAAGTCCATAGGGCCACTCTTCTTACTAATATTGTCCTGATAAGCCGCTAATGCCTTAGATACTCCAGGTGGTACGGTGTAGTTGTACTCAGCGCAGATTCTCTCGGCTAAATCGAACTTCAGGAAATTGATGTAGAACCTATCTAGCGTCAGTGACAGGTCTTGATTAATTACTACTGCTTGAAGCCGGAACTGCCCCCAAATCGTCAGAGGGAAATTCTCATTAGGCTTGAAGTAGATATAGAGATTAGCTCCACCGAAGCAGCGTTCCATATGCCAGCTACCCGGTAGAGACTGAATATTGTCAGCACGTGAAGAGCCGAAGTACTCACGCCTAGCACGATTCTCAGTAGCGTAACGCACGGTATCAATGTAGAAGACGAACGTTTCAATCTCGATTAAGTCTTCTATGAAGTACTTTTCTTGCCCAATAATCGCATTGAAGTCGTACTGCTGATAGTAAGGGATAAGATTGTTCTCGACAGTCTTATCCGCAATAAGGTCATTCAAGAACTGTAAGCCGTCATTAGCTTGCTGGCCTGACACAGTTTCAAAGCCTCTGGATACAATGCCTGACTCGTAGTAAGCGTTGTTAATTAGCTGTAATGTCGTGTAGGCCATAGCAATTCCTTATGCTGTAATAACAGTACCTAATTGGTCTAAATAAGCTTGAACGTTAATCGCAACTGCTGAACCTGTTACTTTATAATCAATAGCATCAGTAAGAGGGGCATCTGTAGGGCAGAATAAATTAACCGTCTCAACAACACCTGCAACTGCACCAGATGCCTGAGCGTAACCATTAGTGGAAGTAGATAGGCCAGGAGTTAAAACAAGCTTGTTATTCGCAGCAGTTGGAGTAAACACGCACGCCCAGTTAACACTTGTTGGGATAGCTAATGGCAATCCAGCAGAGGCGTCTACCGCTGCATAAGTTGCAGAAGAACCAGCAGTTACACTTGTGGCAATAGAAGCGTCATACCACATCCATCTATCTAGCCCGCAACCATCTTGACGGAAAGGTAGAATTGCAGCAGCACCACTTGATTTGATAAATCCTATACGAAAATACATATCATAGCCGGCTGGCAGTAATGGAGCATTGCTGTTAGCAGAAATGATGACCGAACCAGGCTCAACGCCGAAACTATCTCCAATGGCATACACAGCATAGAATGTATTATTAGCCATAGCGCCAGTATCTAATCCAGCAGCGCCATGAGCAGCGGTATTGATAGTTACTTTACCAGTGCCATCAGCTACAGGAAGCACACCAGTTTGAGTTGCGGCTACATTTAAGGGCAGCCCTACACTGATATCATTTGTATTGGTTGAATCACTGCATCGACCTGCGGTAACAGACATAGTAGTAGCAGTAAGATATGACATCGTCAGTCCATTAATATAGTACTGACGTGCATTGACGATAGGTGTTGAAATAGCCATTTGTTATATCCTTATAGTGTGAGGCCTGAACTTAATCAGGCCAAAATTGGGGCTAAAGATAACTCAGAGTGGAAAAACAACTTCCATACTGTACTCTGGGACGCAGCGTTTCCCCCATATAGCATCATGTATCATTCCTCTTTGGTTTTGACCAAACAGGGAGCCGTAGTACATACGCAGTGACACAGCAGTATCAGGGTCAGTTTCATTAGCCGTAGGGAATGGAACTTCTTCAGGAAGCATTGGCATAGCCAAGAACAGTGGGTTACCAGCAGTGATCATTCCACCTCTATGAGAAGGTAAGAACGTTACTTGCATTCCAGCAGCAATCTCGAAGTTCAAGTTGCGAGTGTTACCAGCAGATGCCTTC